AAGCGGGCAAGGCACTCGTCGAAGGACTGTGGAAAGGTATCGACGACAAGTTCACATGGATCAAGAACAAGATCACCGAGTGGTGCGGAAACGTGGTCGACTGGTTCAAGGCGAAATTCGGCGTTCACTCTCCTTCAACGGTCTTTATGGGCATCGGCGAGAATCTTGCCGAGGGTCTTGCGATCGGCTGGAAGGATGGCATGTCCTACGTACGGAGTGCGATGGGCATGGTTCCAGGATTTGGCGGCTCGTTCAGCCTTGATGCTTCTCCTGCCGGGCTCGGCGGCGTGACGGTCTACATCGACGGGATCAAGTACAACACCGACGAGTATGTCGACAGCAGTATCACCAACTTCGTTGAAAGCATGGTCCGCAGGGGTCAGATGTACGGGAGGTAAGGCATGGCAATCACAGCAGGGAATTACATCATTCGTTCCGCACTGGACGAGAACATCGTGCTTCTTACCTCCGCCGGATCCAAGAAGAAGGGCGCGTATGTTGTGTCCGGCTCGCTGACCGAGCTCGACAGCAGATGCTACTGGAAGGCATCGGTCGTCAATACATCGTACAACCGCTTCTATAACCTGAACGCAGGCGCGACGAACGGCAACATGATGACGGCAACGGTCGCGGCGAACAAGGCATGCACACAGGGCGTGTACAAGGCAGCGACGGGCGACTGGAACGCTGTCGCTTCCGGGAACACGATGACCGTGCGAGGGAGTTCCGTCAGCACATACTTCCTAAAGCCGAAGAACAACGCAAACCTGTATCTGACAGTGCCGGAGAACGGCGGAACGCTGTACCTCTCCGCCGCACTGGATGACACGGTCGCGCAGGAGTTCTACTTCGATGCTTCGACCTATGTCAACAAAAAACTCGCGACACCGACCAATCTGACGGTCGACGGGTCTACGAACTACATCGCTTCCGGGAATGTCACGAACCTTGTCAAACCGCGCTGGAACAGTTCGAGCACGGCGACGGTCTACGAGATGCGGACGCGGACGCGAATGTATGACGGACTCGGTTTCGTCGGCGACTGGGGTGACTGGTCCGACTGGAACATGATAACGGCGTCGAAGTATTCCGCCGGCATTATGCGCTCTGACACTGCAGTGTCACTTCCTGCGGTCAACAACTCGACCTATTCGCAGACGGATATTCAGATCGAGGTGCGGCTCACTTCCGCGACCAGTTCGGCGAACTATAACAAGACCGGCAGCGTCACGCACGGCGCGGCGGTCAGTGCGGTCATTCATAAGTGGAAGTCGCCCACGTTCAGCATCAGCGCGGCGCAGTGCACGCAGTACGGTCTGAAACTGACCTACTCGTCCGATTACACCATCGCAGGCAACACGATCACGATCGCCAGCGTCATGGACGGCGCGACAGTGCTCGCGAGCAATTACATCCTGACGAAGCAGGACTATCAGGGCGACATCATCATCGACTGGGACGCGATGACGGGCATCCCGGACGAGAACGACTCGCTGGACATCACGGCCACGCTGACAGAAGCGAACGGGGCCGTATCAAAGACGATAACAGCGACCGTCACGGCCACGTACGATTCGGAGGAGGGTCTGTCCTTCACGCCTTCGTACACGCTGACCGACCGCATGACGATCGAGGCGAAACTGACCGCGTACGACAACATCGACTGCTACATGAAGACGCAGGATATCGCCGGCAACGAGACCTGGACGAAGTGCGAAGAGATCGCGCCTCCGAGTTCCTCGTACCGCGTGTTCGAGATCGTGCCTCGGTTCGGAACCGCTCCGACCGTCATGTTCGTAGTCACGCACACAAGCGGAGGCAACACACAGTGGGGCTACAAGAAGGAAACGCTGTCGTACAGCCTGAGTACATTGTCCTACGTGTGGAACTGGGTCGACGATGACAAGATACCGCATGCCTACATCATGAAATACCGCGCCGGTGCGATCGTACAGCCGAACGATTCCGTCACGCTGCCTGCGACGAAGTTCACGACCATTGCACGCGAGTACCCCGTCTTCAGGTACACGAAGAGCATCGACCGCACGCTTGACATCGAAGGCACGATCCTGAACAGGGAGACGGACACGCACGCAACGAAAGCGGCTGCAGAACGGCTTGCGACGGCGAATCACACGGTCTACAGACAGCCGAACGGCAAATGGTACCAGGTCGCGCTGAAGGCCGTCGCGTTCACGCGTGAGATGTCGTACTACGAGATTAAGATCCAGCAGGAGGCAGAGAGCAGATGATCGACTGGAAGGACCCGAAACGGACCGACGCGATCCGTTTTCAGATGGTCGACCCGAACAACCTGGACGAGGTCTACGGAGACATCGAGGATGTCCAACTCGGTTCCTCGGACATCACGTACGGCTATTACACCGATACGCGGTATTCGTCCAAGTTCACGTTCCTGCGCGGCAACAACTACGTGCCGAACATGTGGGTGCGGATCGTGCACGAAGTCCCGTCTGAAGGCTACGTGAACGAATTGGGCACTTTTATCCCAACTTCCCCGAATGTCCAGTACGGCGGAGCGGTCACGGAATCGTACGGCCTACAATCCCCGCTCTGGGCGTTGTCGAACGACCTGATAACCGCTCCGTTATCATTTGGAAACGGAAGCGGACTCGTCGGCGCGTTTGAGGCTGTCTGCAAGAAATGCGGAAGGCCGTATCTTCTGAACAATCCGAACAATTACGCAACAGCGAAGGCCATCGTTTACGAAGCAGGAACGTCATATCTGGAGATCATGAACGATATCGCCGGATCCTCAAACAACCGCGTCGACATTGACGGTCACGGCCGTCTGATACTGGAACCGCTGACAGATAAGCGGTATCAGTCCCCGTCCTGGGAGCTGGATGTCGACGATCCGCGGAGCATGATAATTAACGGCTCCATCAAAATGGAACCGCAGAGTGACGAGATCCCGAACAGGGTCATCGTTATCAACGGTTCCTACATCGGCACAGCTGACATTCCCGACGGCGAGGAGTATTCCGCCGCGCAGCGCGGTTATGTCAAAGCGCAGAAGTATAACGGTACAGGCGTTAAATCGAAAGCGGCAGCGCAGTCTATGGCGCAGGCATATCTTGACGGATTCAGCAAGATAACGCAGTGGTCAATGGAAACGATGTATTTCCCTGCGAAGTGCGGAGAGACGGTCTGGTTCACCATTGACGGCGTGAAGCACCTGTGCATGTTCCAAAGCATCGACCCCGTCGACCTGGACACGATGACAATGAAAATCACATTGAGAGAGGTAGCAAATGGATAACCTTGAGATAGCGAAGGCATTGTTCGGAACCAAACCGACACAGCCGAACGGGAATCAGACCACGACCACGTACGGCATCGCGACGAGCGACTCGGTCAATGGAAGCGTGAGGGTGAATCTCGGCGGCGACACCGTCAGCATGGACGATGACCAGACGATTGAAGTCGAGACCACGTTCGCCGTCTTCGAGGGTGACGAGGTCATCGTCTCGCTCGTTGGCGCAGACGGTACAGGCAAAGCGCCCGTCGTGATCGGCGTCGTAGGACGCGGCGACCAACAGCAGACAGAGATAGACGGCGTGAAAGATGTGGTCAATTATTTTTGGGAAGACCAGCACGGCGCTCATGTCAGCACAATAGAAAAATCTGTTCAAGGTTCAAACATCCTTCTTGACTCTGATTCACTGGATATCAGATACGGTAACAGCAACAGCGAAAGCGATCAGACGGTGTATGCCAGTTTCGGGAGGGAAGTCACGGTCGGAAGCAGGGCGTCTGGAACTGTCGGGAATTATAGCCAAGTATATGGAATTGAATGCATTGCAAGCGGTGTATCCGCTCATGCTGAAGGATATCAGAATACGGCAAGCGGCGGTTATTCGCATGTTGAAGGAGGTCAAAGCGTTGCAAGCGGTGACTTCTCTCATGCGGAAGGTCAGGAATGTACCGCAAGTGGGAATTACTCTCATGCGGAAGGACAATGGAATACAGCAAGCGGCTCCAATTCCCACGCAGAAGGCTCAAACAACACGGCTTCAGCATTTCTCAGCCATGTGGAAGGAAGGAGTAACACCGCGACAGGCGGCGGATGCCATATCGAAGGGCTGAGCAACACTGTCAATGATCCAGATTCTGGAACGATTTACTATACTCATGTCGAAGGGCACGGGAACGAATCGAACGCTTCATATGCTCATGTCGAAGGCGAGTATACTGTCGCGAATGCGAACGCTTGGGGTGGTCATGTCGAAGGCAGATATACGATTGTCAACTCAGAATATCAGCATGTTCAAGGAAAATATAATGTTGAGGATTCTCTGAACACTTATGCGGATATTATTGGAAACGGATCAAGCTCTGCGAACCGCAAAAATGCTTATGATCTCGATTGGAGCGGCAATGCAGAGTTCCAGGGCGAGGTCTATGTCGGCGGATGCACACCTAACGGTGAGACGCCGTATCCAGTAGTAAGGTACAACACTTCTAACTCGCAATCTGAGTATTACAACGGCTCCAGCTGGGCGCAGGTTCCTGGCGGCGGCGGTGGAGGTGGAGCATGGACAGAGTTGTGGGCGAATCCTAATCCCACATCTAACTTCTCTGCGCAGACGGTCAGCGTGGACTTGAGCGCGTGGTCAATAGTTGCAATACCAGTACGGCAGTCAACTCTTACTGGCGGCGAGCCGGAGAAAATGAATTTTGTGCGCGTTGGGCATTCGACTGTTCTCTCCGTGGAGAACGTTGCCTCGAACCAGTATTTGTACAAACGAGCCGCAACTGTAACAAGCAGCGGCGTTGATTTTGAACAAGGATACAGAAACACAACAGGAACAGCGAACGCGCAGTACTGTATTCCGCTGGCAATTTACGGAGTGTGCTGATTATGGAATGGTACAGAAACATTAAACGCTACATGATCGGCGAGGATGTGCGTGCGGTCAAGGACCGTCTTGTCGAGCTTGGCTATCTTGCCAAGGCTACGCATAACATGTACGGCGATGATACCTACAAGGCCGTCAAGGCGTTCCAGGCTGTCAGCAATCTCGCACAGGACGGCGTGGTCGGGATCCTGACATGGACCGCGCTGTTCGAGGATCCTCAGCCGATCCCGTCCGATATTCCGGAGTGGTTCTC